ATAAGGGGGGTAAAACGAAATGCGTAAAAACAGTATAGAGTAAAACTGGCTTGTTTTAACTGAAAAACAACAGGTTAACAATATAGTTAAAGAACTGACCAAGAAAAACGAAACGCGCAAACGGTTTAATTGAATTGAACTGCATTTTAATTTTGAATGGGGTTTGAACGGATTTCTTGAACATAAGTTTAATTGGACGGCAGATTTGGTTTAATATGGGGTCTACATGGGCGCAAATGAGGCGCACTGGGGCGTTTTGTTGGCTCGGTTGATTGTTTGTCCGCTGAAAGAATGAAGAGGCTTAAAAAGAGCCTCTTTTCTTTTGCTTTGTTGTGGATTCGATTTGTTAAATCTGTTGATAGATTATTCTATATAAGTGCTATTTGGTATATTTGCGACAAAGTAAATACCAAATACGTTATGATAAAGGTTATCCATGTACATTTGCTCTACGAGAAGAAGAACTACTATTTTGGCTCGATTTCGGCTATCTTTGACGTGCTTTCGGAGGAAGAGGTAGGCATTACCAAAAATAGCCTTCTGCACGCCGGTATGACTGATGGAAGTTGTAAGATCACCAAACGGGCTATGATCATTCAATCGCACCTGATAAGGGCTACTAAGTAGTTGTTTTAATAGCATTTAATACTCATTTGAACGATTTTTGTTTGAATAGCGGGTTTCCCGCCGTCTTTGAACGGTCGGAAATGCCGCTTTTTTCATGTTGGTTGTGCACTTGGTTGTGCGTTTGGCTGTGCATTTTTGAGCTTGCAAAAACGAAACGTGTCGTTTGGTTGTGCATTTGGTTGTGCATTTTACTATCGTTTTTTATGCGATTAGAGTATGCAAGACTCCTTTTAAATGGTTGTATTTTGAGTTTTAGGTGTTATTTGATATAGGGAATGTATTTTTACAAATATTTATTCACTACCCTCTTTTCAAATTTATATTGCTATGAATTAGCACAATAACTATCTTTTTAGTGTATAAACCGTTTTTCGCTTCGTTTAAACAAAACCTCCTTACTTCTCCAATAAATTATTATACAAATCCTTTTGTTTGGTAATCGAATCCTTTATGCAAGATATATTTACACTATCCAATATATCCATTTGTTCTTTTAAATAGTTTAGACGATTAATATATGCCCGTTTTTGTTTATAACTACTCAGTGCTTTGTTCCAATGTTCAACGTCTTCGTTGAATTTCAATACAACTTCCTTTTGGAAGAACCCATCAAATAGATCAGGATTTAATATTAAGTCCTTTATAGGATAGTTTTCCGGTGCATCCATGTCTATACATGAATAAGAAATAGCTCTTGCTATCCTTTTATCATAATCTTCCCTTTCATGCAGTTTCCTAACATTGTCTTTTGCTTTGCACAATGCATTAGCGTGTTTGATAATACAGTAAAAGCCATTACTGTGTAAAAACTGCTGCAGGTTATATATATATGCATATATAATTTGATTGTAAAATTGTTGTGTGAATTGCTCTTTTATTTCTGCATCTATTCTTCCATCTCCAGACAATAATTCTTGAGGAAGAGGATTGTCAATCTCATCCACATTAAACCAATACCCCTTATAATTAACAGGATATAGTTTAATCATATTTTCAAAATCATCACTCTTTATCATATCACAAATTAAATTATCGTGTTCATTCGAATACTAAACTTCACCAGTGCCATGGCAGTAATGCGGTTGACGGGGATGTCTTTGGGGTCATGGTGTGGATTGTAGCTAACCAATTTAATGTATCCCTGCTGATCACTGTGGTTGACATACTTTACACAGACATACTCGTCTCCCTCAATGTCGTAGGATACGATATACATCTCCCCGAAAATAACATTGTTAAAGTCCATAATCTCCTTATATCCCACAATGTCACCAGATTTAAGGAGTGGATACATACTGTCTCCTCTCACATAGATTGCACCATCGCAACGGGGAATATCGGGCATAGTGATCTCTCCCAAGATGTTTTGATCTTTATTAGAGAAGATCGTTTTCAGATTAGCCGCCGCCTCTACATTATATACAGGGATGGATTGTTGGGTAATTACCTTATCGACCACTTTCGGGTGATGCAAGATCTGGATCTCTGGGCGTTTTTCATCCACAACAGTCGGCACTTGCTCGCCCATCAGCGTCACTCCCTCACTTTTCAGCATCGATCCACGACCGATAAGAAGCCAATCAATATTAATAATATCAGAATATTCTGAAAGCTGAAACTTCTTAAAGAAGTCATAACTGGGAGCACTCTTCCCATTAATTATATCATACACTGTTTGAGCACGTTCATAGCCTAGTTTTAGGGCAAATGAATTTTTACTCTCATTGATATAATCAAGAATTTCTGCTATTCTTGCAGAAATATCTGTGTTTTTATTTCTATTTTCTTTGTTCATATCAGAATATTCTGTAATATTGCACCGTCGTTACAGATGTAACCGACGCTGTAAAGATAAACATTAATCATTAAATAGTAAATATGGCAAAGATTTTAGCAGACACAGAAATCAGAAAAAAGTTGGAGGAGATTTTTCAGTGCAGCCGCAAAACCGTCAGCGAGGCATTGAACTGTCGGTCCGATTCGGAACTGGCAAATAAGATCCGCGCAATGGCAATCAAGATGGGTGGGTCGGTAAAGAGAGAGGAACATGTAACAATCATTTAAACAGCATTCAAAATGGAAACAACAAATAAAATCGATTACAAGGCGCTTTGCGAGGCACCGTTCGATATGGACTCCACGTATGAGGTGAACTTCCGGATGCTGGTTTATACCGGGCGGAAGGAGGAGGAACGGCCGGTGTTCCGGGTGGTGATCGCCAAGGGCGAGTGTAAGGTGTGTATAGGGGCTGCCTGCAAGGAGTTCTGGGGTATCGTCGGGTTGGATCCGGAGACGGGCGAGAGCCAGTGGTACAATTATAACGACTGCGTGAGCCTGGAGAACTGGGCGGTATTGGACCGCCTATTGACAAAACGGTTCGGCTGGATGGAAAAGATGGATCCGGGGCTGGTGTATGAGACGAAGGTATTGGCGAAAGCACAATTGGCGGAGGGCTGATCATGAAAGCGAAAGTGATTCTTTACGGATGGGCCATCAGTTGGCTGTTCCTCCTTGCCGGGGCTGATACGATGGAATATGGAAACTTTGCAGCAGGGCTTCTGCTCTTTGCGGTGTGGGTGGTGTTCAGCCTGTTACTGATCGGAAACGAGAAGGCGTGCGGCGAGGAGGCGGATCGCTTCGATGCATGGATGGATAAGGTAATGCTGTGGCTGACGGGTGGCAGCGACAAGGATAACAATCAAGGTTTAGGTTTCAATTAAGATTGGTTTGGTATCGGTATGCGGCCCGCGGTACGAGGGTGGTATCCCGGATAGTTCAGTCAGGTAGAACAATCGGCACTGGTAATTCAGAAGATATGGTCAGCGGTTCGAATCCGCTTCCGGGAACAAATAACAAATAAACAATCGGGAATGGAATATTACAATAAAATATTGTGCGTGACACACGAAGAGCTGACTTCCGGGGATGACCCGGTAATCAAACCCAACACGCTTTACAGCAATGTCCGCCGGGGCAATATCCAATGCATCAACCGGGGCGGCGGCGAGGGGAACCACGCCCTGTACGTCTATTCCTCCCTTCCCGCCAAATACCAACGACGTTTTGTTGCCAGATATGGCGAACCCGAAGAGATCATGAGAAGAGAAATACTGCGCGGACGTGTCCGCAAGGATGAACGGGCGGAAGACTTCTTCGAGAAGCACCGCTACGACAAGAACGGCGAGCTGGTGCCGCTTCCGGAATCGACGATCACGGCCTATACGCTGAACGCCTCGGTGCTGAACACGCTGATCGGCGATATCGCCCGTCTCCGTCCCAAACGAAACAGTCTGGGCATATCGGGCGACTACTGGGAGGAGGTGATGAAGCGGAGCGAAGAGCTGCGCACGGAGTTCGGTCATACGCTGCCCGGCTGCGTCGGACGGCTGAAGGAACTGATCAAACGCTACAGCCTCGACCATTACGAGGTGCTGATCAGCGGGAAGTATGGCAACAGGAACACACTGAAGATTGGCGAGGAGGAAGGACGGTACATCATTGCGCTGAAGCGGAGCCAGATGCCCAAATATACCGACCATCAGATCTTCGAGACCTACAACCGCACGGCCCCGGAAAGGGGTTGGAAGCCGCTCAAGAGCGAACGGGGCATGAAGGGTTGGCTGAACAGTCCCCGTATCAAACCCCTGTGGCACGATGCCGTGTTCGGCGAAATGCGGACACACCAGCTCTACGACCGCAAGCACCACACGTTGCTCCCTGCCTGCCGGGATTCCCTCTGGTATGGCGACGGCACGAAACTGAACCTCTATTACCGGGACGAAAGCGGAAACAAACGCACGATCAACGTCTACGAGGTGGTGGATGCCTACAGCGAAGTGCTGTTAGGCTACCACATCTGCGAACAGGAAGACTACATCGCCCAATACCACGCCTTCCGCATGGCTATCCAGCGCAGCAGGCACAAACCTTACGAGCTGGTGTGTGACAATCAGGGAGGCCACAAGAAGAACACAGCCAAGGGGTTCTTCTCGAAGATCAGCCGGATCCACCGGCCGACGGCCCCCTACAACGGCGAGTCGAAAACGATCGAGAATATCTTCAGCCGTTTCCAGCAACAGGTACTCTGGACGCGCTTTGGCTACACGGGGCAGAACGTGACCGCTGTAAAGGCCACCAGCCGCCCGAACCTGGAGATCATCAACGCCAATATCGATGCGCTCCCTACGCTGGACGAACTGCACGAGATCTACGAGGCAGCCCGCGAAGAGTGGAACGAGATGAAACACCCGGCAACCGGTATCTCCCGGATCGAGATGTACGAAAACAGCGTGAACGAGGAGACCGATGCCGTCAGTGTGCGCGACATGGTCGACATGTTCTGGTACACGACCGAGAAACCCTCGACCTTCACCTCCAGCGGCATCAAGATCACTGTGCAGAAAAAGGACTATACCTACGAGGTGTATGACGACCAGGGCAATCCGGATCTGGAATGGCGCCGCCGGAACACTTTCAAGCAGTTCTATGTGCAATACGATCCGACCGACATGCGCAGCGTCCGGTTGCTCTGGATGGACAAAGGCGGAGCGTTGCGCTTCGAGCGTGTAGGGCTGC